CTTTTATATATTTCTTTCACTACCTTAGCTTCAGGTTCATATATCTTAAATTCATTATCAACTTTAATATAGCCATAGTGCTTATTACCTAAGAATTCCTTTTCTCCTTTTTTTAGGGTTACTCTTCTTATCTTTTTAGCTACATCTTTTAAATATAATTCATTGAAATAATTCTTAATTGGAAATTCTAATGCTTCAAAATCATATTTTGAATCATATCTATCATTAACCGCAATTACTCTTATATCATTATTAATAAATGATTCATTTAATATAGTACCTACATCTATGTAGTTTCTACCAAATCTAGATAAATCCTTTAATAATAAAACATCAAATTTATGTTCTTCAGCATCTTTAATTAATCTTTTAACAGATGGTCTATTAAAATCCTTACCTGAATACATATAATCATAATATGTATCTATTACTTCAAATCCATTATCATTTGCATATTCTTTTAATATTTCAATTTGATTAGATATACTTCTAGATTTATTATCCCTTATTTCGTCTTCCGTAGAATATCTCGCGTATATAACTGCCGAATTTTTCATCATCGAATCCTCCGTCTAATATCTTCAACTCGACATTGTATTTTTTAAAAAAATAACTATATTTGTTAGACATTAAATAATTTCTAGTTAATCTATCATAGCTTGTGACAATAACTACTCCTATTTTATTTAAAGAAATATCTCTTAGTAACTTAATTAAACCAGGTCTTCTTTTATCACAGGCAGAGTAGCCCTCATCGATATAATAATCAGTTATTTCTATATTATTATCTTTTGCATATTGATTAACCATATTAATTTGTTCATTAGGATCACAATCTTTTGAGCCTGTTCTAACATAAGAAACATTATTTCTCATTTAAAATACCACCCTTATTTTTCATTTAAGAACTCCTTAATAAGTCCATCAATTTTCTTATATACAATGGTAATATCCTTATTCATTTTCTCTCTTCTTTTCTTTTTACCATCAGTAGATATATAAATACGACTTATTAATAAATTTAAATTAACTGCCTCAACACAGTTTAATTGATTAATAGATTCAATCTTTTTAATAAAATTTTCTGAGTCTTCATAATAATTAGGATTTTCTTCATCCTGCTCTTCTATTTTTTCGTTAATAGCTTTAATTCTACCTAACACATCATTTCTTTCAGCACTATATTTATTAATCATAGGCTGATACACAGATTCAGGTAACATGCCATCTATCTTTTCTTCATATGCTTTTTTAATATATCTATCGATTTTAGTAATACTATCTTCTAATCTCTTCTTTTCATCAACTAGCATTTTCTTTTCATCAGTAACCTGATGTTTAGAAGATAGCTTTTTAGCTAATTCTAAAAATTCATCCTTATGCTTTAAAATAACTGATTTTAATTTCATTATTTCATTTTTTATAACTTTATCTAAATCCTCATATAGGATTGTACCTCTAGTTGGCCCACACCCAGGGGTTCTGCATGTTAGCCTTATAAAGTCCTTAGTATATTTTCTAGTATCTTTCTTATGCATTAATGGTCTATTACATATAGCACAAAATGCAAGTCCTGTATATCTATTATAACAACCATTTTCACCTTTTCTTTTTAGGATACCCATTTGTTCTTGGGCTGTATCATATGTATCCTTATCAATAATAGCTTCGTATTTATCATAAAAGATATATTGATCATCCTTATCTATTACTTCTTTCTTTTTAGATTTAAATCGACCTTTAGTTTTACCTCTTCTGTAAATTCCTAAATATTCATCATTTAATAATATTTGTCTTATTGTCTTTCTACTCCAAGTATAAATATCATGGTCAAATACATTATTACCTGAGCCTTGACCATATCCATATTTTTGGTAATTATAATATAGTGGTGTCATTATTTCTTTTTCTTTTAATATTCTAGATATTTCAGCAAAGCTATTACCTTCTAAGAATAAATCAAATATTAGTTTTACTATAGGAGCTGTTTCAGGGTTTGGAATTCTATTTGATTTATCATCATATTGATATCCATATAATGGATTAGATGTTCTTATTGATTTACCATTTTTCATTTGGTTATCAATTGTAAATCTTATCTTTTTAGATATGTCTTTAGCATACATTTCATTAAAGATATTTTTAAATGGTAAGAATTCATCTTCTCTTTCATATGTATCAATATTATCAGATATTGCAATATATCTAATATTTCTATCAGGAAAGAATGTATCAATATAATAACCAGTCTTAAGATAGTTTCTACCAAGTCTAGATAAATCTTTAGTTATTACTGTATTTATTTTTCTTGTTTCTATATCATAAATCATTTCTTTAAAGCCCGGTCTATCGAAATTAGTTCCACTATATCCATCATCGATATAATAATTTTCGATATGCCAGCCTTTTTTATTAACAAAGTCTGTAATAATGCTTTTTTGATTTTGGATTGATACTGAGTCAGATGCAGCTATACCATCATCTACTGATAATCTACAATATATTCCTACCTTTATTTCACTATCTTTTAGTCTAAGCATTATATCAATCCTTCTCCTTCATAAATTCTTTTATTATAGAATCACATGATTTATAATAAATAATTATTTCTTTATTATATGTAGAACCACTTGCAGGTTTAAATGTAGTTATTAATATCTTTGATATTAAATTTCTAATAATTATTGGTGATAAATAATTCTCTTCATCTAAATCAGCAAGTCTTTCAACAAATTTAATTAGGTTAGCTTCTTCAGTTCCTTCATTTTTAGTATCATCTAATAATTTATATTTTTTATATTCATTCTCTAGGCTACGTTTTTGCATCAGGTAATCATCCATAATGTTATTGTATGTTTCTTCTGGAAGTGATTGATTTACTGATTCCTCAAGTAAGTTTTGAATATAATTATCTATATTTTCCATCCTTTGTTTAATTGTTATCATTCTAGCTTCATATTCAGTATTTGGGGTGTCATAATCTAGTGTTTTTAGTTTTTCTATTGCAAAGCTTAAGAATTCTTCTTTTTTAGATAATACTAAATCTTTTAAAGATAATAATTCTAATCTAATTACTTCATTTAAATCATTTAATAATATAGTACCTTTACCTATTTCTTTAGTATTAGCACATACTAATCTTTCTTCTTTATATCCATTACTATTTTTATGGCGTTGGATTCTAAGCCTTGAACCACATACACCACAAAATACTAATCCAGCATAGGGATTGGTAATACCACTATTAAATTTATTACCAACAAACATTGATTGAGCTAAATTAAATACTTCTTCAGTAATAATAGGATCAAATATATTTTTAAATATAAATCTTTCTTCTTGTGGTACTATTTTTACTTTTTTAGTTTTAAATTTCTTAATTGTTTTACCTTTAACATAATGTCCTAAATATTCAGGGTTAGTTAAGATGTTTCTAACTGTACTTTCACCCCAAATATAAGGCATTGGTCTATCTATATTGTTTTTATGTTTTTCCCAATAGGCTAATGGAGATGATATTCTATTCATCTGCAAATAATCACATATTCCTTTAATTGAATATCCATTAATAAATAAATTAAATATTTTAACAACTACAGGAGCAGTTTCAGGATTTATTACTCTTCTATTTTTATTAGGATCATCTATATAACCATAGATAGGTCTACCTGTTTGTTTATAAATACCAGCTTCTCTTTGGTATCTAAATGTAGCCCTTATTTTTTTAGATACATCTTTAGCATAAAATTCATTTAATATATTTTTAAATGGAATTATATCTGTATTTTGATCTGTGCGAGTATCTACATTATCGTTTACAGCAATATATCTAATATTATTATCAGGGAAATATCTTTCTATATATCTTCCTGATTCCAAGTAGTCTCTACCAAGTCTAGATAAATCCTTAGTTATAACTATATCTATTAGACCTTGTTCACAGTCATTTATCATTTGTTTAAATGCTGGTCTATTAAAGCTTGTTCCTGAGAATCCATCATCTACATATATATTAAATATATTGAAACCATGATCTAATGCATATTTAGTTAATATATTCTTTTGATTATTAATTGATTGAGATTCACTAGAATCTCCATCTTCAACTGATAGTCTACAATAGATAGCACAATTATTTCTGTTCTTTAGATTTGGATTCATTATTCTTCACCTCTTTAGGTCTTTTCTTATCAATTACATAAGAATGAATTATTGCCTCTATAATTGATATACCTTTAGTGTCTTCTCTTCTAGTTACCTTAATTTTTGAACCATTGATGTTATATTCCATATATCCTCCTTTTAGTTCTGGAAGATATAGGAATGTTACTCACAAAATGTTTTATATGTTATTAGTGAGTCATGGGTATAAAATATCTTCGTAGAACCTTGACATCCTAATTGTAAGGAGGAGTTTCGTCCAAGGAACGTACGAAAAACACTGATTTGGAATAATATAAAGATTTTTTTTATATTTCTTAAACAATTAATTATTGCATTTACAACTTTTAGTTGTTTATAATTTGATTATATTTTATCGATTTTATTTTGTCAATATATTTTTACACTGTTTTGGTGTTGCTGATAATAAAAAAAAGCCAGTTGAAACACAACTGACTAAACATCTAATTAAAATATTAATCTCTTCTAAATAAATCTCTTGTGTATACCTTATCTATTACTTCATCTAATTGTGGTTCATATCTATTAGCCACAATTACATCAGATATCTTTTTAAATTCTTCAAAATCATGTATTACTTTGTTTTCAAAGAAATAATCATCATTTAATGTTGGCTCATAAATTACTATATTAGCACCTTTAGCCCTCATTCTCTTCATTACACCTTGAATTGATGATTGTCTAAAGTTATCACTATTAGCTTTCATTGTAAGTCTATATACACCTACAGTTACTCTCTTACCTGGTATACCACCATCACCTAAAGTATTATCTTCTCCATAGTATCCTGCCATCTTTAATATTTCTTCAGCAATAAAATCTTTTCTTGTTCTATTAGATTCTACTATTGCTGAAATAAGATTTTCAGGTACATCTTGGAAGTTAGCTTTTAGTTGCTTTGTATCTTTAGGTAAACAATATCCACCATATCCAAATGATGGGTTATTATAGTGTGTACCAATTCTTGGATCTAAGCATACTCCATCTATTATATTTTTAGTATTTAATCCTTTAGATTCTGCGTAAGTATCTAATTCATTAAAGTAAGCTACTCTTAATGCTAGATATGTATTAGCAAATAACTTAACTGCTTCAGCTTCAGTGGGTTCCATAATTAAAGTAGGTATATCTTCTTTAATTGCGCCTTCTTGTAAAAGCTTAGCAAACTTATTAGCATATTCTAATACTCTTTCATCATCTTTAGGACATCCAACAATAATTCTAGATGGATATAAATTATCATATAATGCTTTTGATTCTCTTAAGAATTCTGGTGAGAATATAATATTCTTTGTATTATATTTTTTTCTTACTGATTCAGTATATCCAACTGGTATTGTAGATTTAATAATCATAATAGCATTAGGATTAACAGATAATACTAATTCTATTACTTGCTCTACATATTTAGTATCAAAGAAATTTAATTTAGAATCATAATTTGTAGGTGCTGCAATAATTACTATTTCAGCATTCTTATATGCAGTTGCCCCATCTAATGTAGCAACTAAATCTAATTTCTTTTCAGTTAAATATTTTTCAATATAATCATCTTGAATAGGTGATATTCTATTATTTATTTTATTAACCTTATCTTCTATTACATCTACAGCAACAACATGATTATGTTGAGCTAATAATACAGCAAGTGATAAGCCTACATATCCTGTACCAGCAACTGCTATGTTCATATTAATCACTCCTCGTATAAACCAAATATTATGATTCACTATCTCTTATTATAATTCTTATCTAACCAATTCATGTATTCGCCTGATTCTACATGGCGTAACCATTCTTGGTTTTCTAAATTCCATTTAATTGTTGCGATAATACCTGTATCAAAGTTATGTTCAGGCTTCCAACCTAACTCTGTTTCAATCTTTGTTGGGTCCATTGCGTATCTTAAGTCATGACCAGGTCTATCAGTAACATAATTAATTAATGTTTCAGGCTTTCCTAATTCTTTTAGGATAGTCTTAACTACTTGTAGGTTAGTTCTTTCATTATGTCCACCGATATTGTATACTTCACCATCTCTACCATTTCTTACAATTAAATCAATTGCTGTACAGTGGTCTCCTACATATAACCAGTCTCTTACATTTTCTCCCTTACCATATACTGGTAATTTTTCATTTCTTAATGCCTTTTGAATCATTAAAGGTATTAGCTTTTCAGGGAAATGATATGGACCATAATTATTAGAACATCTAGATATAGTACAAGGTAAACCAAATGTTCTATGATAAGCTTGTACTAATAAATCAGCTGAAGCCTTAGAAGCACTATATGGGCTTGATGTATGAATTGGAGTATTTTCTGTAAAGAATAGATCTGGTCTATCTAGAGGTAGATCTCCATATACTTCATCTGTAGATACCTGGTGGTATCTCTTAATTCCATATTTTCTACAAGCATCCATTAATGTTTGTGTACCTAATATATTTGTTTCTAAGAAAATTCTTGGATTTTCAATAGATCTATCTACATGAGATTCAGCAGCGAAATTAATTACATAATCAAATTTCTCTTCTTCAAATAATTTAAATACTGCTTCTCTATTACAAATATTTTCATGTACAAATTTAAAATTAGGCTTATCCATAATTGGAGCTAATGTTTCCATATTACCTGCATAAGTTAAGGCATCAATACAAACATATTGGTCCTTAGGATATTTATTTACCATAATGTGTAGGAAGTTTCCTCCAATGAAACCAGCTCCACCTGTTACTAAAAATTTTGACATTGAATTAGTCCTCCAATTCTTTTAAATATCTATTTAAGGCATCCTTCCAATCTGGAAGTCTTTCGAATCCCACTTTATCTAAACTATCTTTACTCATTCTTGAATTTAATGGGCGTTTTGCTTGTTGAGGAACTAATTTTAAATATTCATCAGTTGTTACATCATTTACTTTTACATTTAAACCCTTTTGTTTAAATATTTCACGAGCAAATTCTGCCCATGAAATATATCCTTCATTAGTTGCATGATAAATACCATATTTGTCAGTTTCTATCATATCACAAAGTAGCTTTGATAAATCATATGTATAAGTTACTGAACCTATTTGGTCGACAACTACATTTAATTCAGTCTTACCCATATTAGCAAGCTTTAGCATAGTTTTAACAAAATTATTACCATTCTTACCAAATACCCAAGATATTCTTACTATAAAATAATTATTAATTGTAGATGTTACAAAATCCTCTCCTTGAGCTTTTGTTTTTCCATACACAGATAAACCAGCTTTAGAATCATTTACATTAAATGGTTTATCACCTAAACCATCAAACACATAATCAGTAGATATATATACCATTTTAGCTCCAACAGATTTGCAAACTTCCGCAATGTATTTA